CACCAGTAGCTGAGTCATTGAAAATCATGCAACCTCTTGCAGTAATTGTACAAGTACCAAAAGTTAAATCAGCAAAATCAGTAAATGCAGTTGTTCCTGATGTACTAGGATCAACTCTAGTCAAACTTGCGCCTTTAGCGGTATAGTTTGTGCCTGACGCTTCATTGGTCGTGGTATAGGCTGTGGTAGAAGCACTCATAGTAGCTGAACTCGTATATAGGGCTAAATTGAAGGTATTACCTCCAGAATTTTTAAAATTATGCACTCCTTCTAATAATTCTTGTTTAAATGAAGTACACATTGCCTGAGTTATAGCCATTATAGCCTCCTTATAATTTCCGCTAAGTCTTTATGACCTTGCGATTCTAATTGATTACCTATTGTACACATATGGTTTTTAATTGCCTCACGCATATAATAAGCAATAACAAAATGACACGTATTTTTAAAAGCATGTGCCTGTGCTTTAATTTGATCAGGTGCAGTATCTGCAACTGAAACAAGTTTATTTGTAGCCATTTCAGCAACTTCTTCTATTGTGTGACCTCTATTTTTAGTTGTTTTAACTCCTAAATCACCAATAGATATTTCAAATTTATCTGTTTGCATTAAAATTTCTCCGGTTCAGGAGGTAAAGGATCACTTCTACCTGATATTCCATATGGAACAGCTTTTTGTTTTACAACTTCAGACCATTTGCAAACATTCATTCCTGTTTCATCTATATAAGAAACCATTGGATCGTTTAAACGATGATAACCATAAAGTTTATCTTTTGTATCAACATTGGCATCTAATAAATTTGATCTAGTAGCTATTGAAACTTCTATATTTTTTTCCATACATTTAGCTAACCAAAATTCACAACATCCTCTACCCATTTCTGCAAAATATAAATTTTGTTTATAAGTAAAATCTGCACCAAATACTTGCACTCTTGCAACTTTATTCCAATATGCAAAAGCTATTGCATATGCAACAGTATTATTAATATATCCACATTGAGTATCTTTAACTAATGCTTCTATAGGATAAAGTTCTAATGCAGGAACTCTATTATCAAGTTCACAAGTATAAATAGGATATTTTACATTAGGTAATTCTTTACGCATTAACTGTGTCATAGTTCCTGCATCTTCAGATTCAAAAAAACGTGAAACAGGGTCCATAATAAATGCTCTATCAAGGTTATGAATAACCCCAATCATTGCATTAATTGCCCAAACTTCATCAAATTTTTGACTATGTACTACAGCAAGATGGTAGTCTAATTGACTTTCTCCCATTGCAACAATTGCAATATTCTTGCCTTCAAGTTCTTTTATAGGTTCTTTTAACATGCTTATACACCTTGTATTCTTACTTGCCCACTACGATAAGCATCTTTCCTATTTCTTCCATCACCTTCAATTATTAATTGTTGTAATGCTTCTTTATATCTTTTGTCATATAAAGTTATTACATCAGGCTCACCTTTCATAAATGTATATGCTTCAATAAGACATCCATACAATAAAACATCAGGAGCATTTGTTCCTAACCAACTTGTTCCATCACTAGAAGCTGTTATTGATTCAGGTCTATAAAAGTAATGTAATTCTACTGTATATCCCGAATCAGGTGCTGGTCCAACAATAAAATAGTCATCATCAAATTGCGCATAATAAACTGGCAAACCAGTTGTAGATGAAGATGGATAAGCTTCTCTTATAAAATTTACATCTTTATTTAAAAGAAAAGTATAGTTGCTGCTTGAATCTAAAACAGCTAACGAATAAGGATAAAGAAAATCTGTTGGTGTTGCTAAATAAGCATTAGAAGATGTCAATGTTCCTGTTTGATTCTTTCTAAATACTGGCAACTGAACAGAATCTAATATTCTTTGTTCCGCTTGCTGAATTATAGTTGGCAGATCATTAACAAATGTGGTCTCTGTATTCTCTGTATAATCTTGTATAGCTGATTTTAATGTTGTAAAAGTAAATGACATTAGCTTGTTGTTATAGTTAGTTTACCTATTTTACCTTTTAGAACCATGTTGTTTAAACTTGATTCACCATAAGCAGAATTCCATCCCCCAATAGGATTCCAACCAAATAATCTTCTGCTTGCTTCTAAATCTGTTTGTGGTCTTGGTTTTCTCAAAGACTGAGGATCATTAATTTTTAATTTTCCTAATTGATATTGTGGCTGATCTTTATCAAGAACATCTTTACCTACCAATAAACCACTTCTTTTTTGATCTACAATTTGGTTTTTTAAATCACTTAATTTATACCTAAAACCTGTTCTATCGCATATTCCGTATGCATATTTACCTTTTGCATAGTTTCCCATTAGTTATAACCTCCGGGAACAAATCTAACAGAAGCTTTTACTCTATTTTCATCTGCTGCAAGTTTCCATTGTTCCTCATACTGTTGTTTTAAGAAAGGAACTCTTTGAAAAGCCTCTGGATTTTTCTGTGCAATATAATAAGCAAGACCAGAAACTAAACAAGGTAAAAACAATTTAGGAATATCTAAATTATTTGAAGCAGGTGTTCCTGCATCATATATTTGTCTTAATCTATACCAAACTACTTTATATGTTTGAGCATTATCTGGAACTGGATATAAAGTAAAAGTAGTAGAACCAGCATTTCTATTGATTAAAATTTCATTAGGTCTGCCTTGATCTAGTTTATTAGGTATTCCAGCATAAGTAGAAAAAGATACTCTAGTTAATTCAGTATCGCTTTGTGAATCACTATTTCCATCATCTGTTCTAAGATGATGTTCTAGTAAATCTATAGTATCTGCATCTAAAGTATAAGTTGCAGTTCCGGCAGTTAAAGTTGTAGAACCTGACTCTACTTGCCAAAGATTAAGACCTCTATTAGCCCATTCAAGCATCATAAGATCAATGCTACGTCTTGCAGTACGCAAGTCATAACCTGTTCTCATTTCAAGACCAGCTAATTCAAATGCTTCTTCTGCAGCTTCAGCTATATCTAAGTTGAAGTTGTTTGTAGTGGCTGTAGCCATAACTATTTACCATGGTACTTGCGCCTTA